AAATAGCCATTCCTTCAATGTTTCCAGCGTTCATAAAAACAGGTGCTGGAGAACCATCACCACCGCCACCAAAAGTGTTGTCGTTACCTTGGAATGCATTGTTAGTTGAAGCGTCATTGACTACTGCACCAGTCTTTGAAGGCTTTGCAGGAGGTTTAGCAGCAGGCTTTGGCTTTACAGGTTTAGGAGTCCTATTTGGGTTACGAGTTCCATAAGCAGGGTTTTCAGCCTTTTTCTGTGCTCGCTTTTCTGCTGTTGCTCTCTTTTGTTCTTCAGTGCGTGGTGCTCTTGGGGCTTTTGGTGCTTTTTCTGGTTGCTCACCACCACCCATATCACCGTAGTTTTTACTGGTGTCTTGCGGAGCAAAAGTAGTACCTTGTGGATTCTGTGGAGGTTGCCAGTTGCTTGTAACCCGTGGGCGGTCTACTGCACCTTGACCATAGTTTTTGCTTGTGTCTTGAGGAGCAAAAGTAGCGTTTACAGGAGGGAGCGCACCAACAATTTTGGTAATGTCATCGGCGTTAAAACCACCGCCACCACCGCCACCTCCGCCTGAACCACCACCGTCAGTGTTGCGGTCACCATATCTACGGTTCATCTGGCTGATGCTTTCAAAGGCATCTGGGAATGGGCTTTGTGCTTGTCTTGGCCTTCTCATAGCAGACCAGTCACGCTGAGTACCAGCGTTGGCAGGGCTAAAAGGTGCTACCTGTGGGGCTTCGCCTCGGTTGATACGCCCTGTAGCGTTATACAAAGGAGTTGTATTTACTTCACCAAAGCGGTTTGTAGGCATGTTCTATTATACCCACAGACTTTGCATTGAGTATCTACCACTACCACCGTAAGTATCGTCATTCATTTGTGCTCGGCGGAACATTACAGGAGCACCCGAAACCCATGAACGGTATGTTGGGGCATAACGGTCTACAGATAGAACATCCATAACACCAAGTTCTTGTTTTACAAAACCACGACTCTCTGGGAATACCTGTTGGGGAACAACAGGGCGAGTAGCACGAATAGTTTCTGGGTCAGAAATAGCATTCTGCAATGCAATGTCCACCAACATCTCTTCACGAGATTGCCAAGGTCTGCGAGTGCGCTGGTTATCTACAGGCACTAATCTCTCATCTCTCGTTCGCTAAACCCAGAATCTGGTTTCAAACCATCGTTTTCACGAGCATCTTCCATCGCTTCGTAAGCATCACGGTCTTCCTGTTCCATCTGCTTTTCACGCATTTCGTTATGCATATCCATAATGTCACGACCAACACGGCGACCCATGTGATGACGAGTGTCTTGTCCTCTAGGCATTATTTAATTGGCTTTCCTCTAAATGATGGGTTGTTGTTCTCATCCCATGAGAATAGAGGTTTCTTTTCTACCTGTCCAGTACCGCCCTTCATAACATCAATGATGTTGCGTGGAGCAATGTCAGAAAGACGGGCTTCTTGACCTGTGTACTCAGGTGTGTTTGGGTCATCTAAGTCAGGGTTCGCTGGAGGGCCAACCAATGCGTCTTTAATGCGTGACATCATTGAAGGCTTTGCCTTTTTAGCACGATGTGCATCAAGACTTACGATGCGAGCACCGTGGTGTCGGGTGTCTTCACCTCTAGGCATTATTGATACCTACTTTCTGGTCCAAGAACTTTACCGACAAAAGAACGCTGAACAGAAGGTTCATCTAGTTCAGAAACATGTTCAGCAATATCTGCTGGGTTGATACTTCCCCACACTGCTGTTTGCTGTTGGATAATACGGTCAAGAATGGCTTCTTTGTCAACCCTACGGTTCTCGTGATGACGGGTGTCTTCGCCTTTAGACATTATGGTTGCTGAGTTCTTGGATTGTTAGTTGTTGGGCGACCTTGGCGTGTTGCGTTATGTCCACGAACATGTGCGTTTCCACCAGTTGAGACAGCCATACCAGGACCATCAGTAGTTGCATTTCCACCAGTTGAGATAGCCATACCGCCACCACCAATGTTGCCAGCGTTGAAAGAGTTGTTACCAAAGGTGTTGTTGTTACCTTGGAAAGCATTGTTGCTTGATGTGTCGTTAATGACCGCACCATTCATGCTTCTGTTGTAATTCTTGCTGGTCGCCAGAACCAGATGTTGGGCGTGGAGGACTTGGAGGTGCTCCAGCGCCAGCAGTTGGTGCTCCACCTTTACCGCCAGAACCTGAAATCCATCCACGAATACGTGAACCAAAACTTGGCTTAGTTGGCTCTGCTTCAGGAGCAGAAGCAGGTTCACTTGCAGGCGCAGACTGTGGTTTTGGAGTCGTGTCTCGGCTACCTGTCTCTTTCATGTCACGAAGTTTGCGAATGCGTTCAGCGTTAGCCTTAGCCTCTTCAGCAGTTCCGTATACAGGTTCACTCTTACCAGACTTGTCAGTGTTCAAAATAAAACGCCGACCATCACCTCGTGGTTGTGATGCAGGCGCAGACTCACCAGAATCTTCTGATTTTCTTGGGCTAATTTCGCTGTAGCCCTGAGCACGTAAATCGTCATACTCTGCTTTTTGTTCTGGAGTTAAACTGTCGTACTTGCTGTTTCCAGTTGCTGGTGCTGGTGCTGCTTCATCCTTTGCACCCTCATCTTTCTTCGCTGGCTTCTTAGTAAAGCGGTTAAGGTCAACGGTGTTGCCAGAACTATCTGAACGAGGAACTTGTGGCGGAACAGTAGAACCTTTACCAGCAAGTGCGCTGTCATCATTAACTACTGGACCACTTGTTGGAGTTCCTTTACCCTTTGGCATCCCACCATCATCATTAACTACTGGTGTAGATTTTGGTGTTGGCGTTTTCTTATTTGCACTTGGTTTCTTAGGCTTTGCCTTTTCCTTTTCAGCAGTCTCGTTCATGCGCTCTACTGCGGCATCAGTTGCATTCTTTTTCTTAGCAGTAGGCTTCTTAGCCTCTGGCTTTGCTGTTTCTTCTTTTTTAGCAGTAGGCTTCTTGGTATCTTTTTTAGTTGCCACAGTATTTTCTCCTGACGAAAGTAGTGGGGATGTGCGCCATGCGCCTTCTGACATTAACTTCTGTTTACGTTCTTCATTAGATGCAAGGGCTTCTGTTGGACCAGCCGCTTCACGCCTCTCTTTACGGTCAGCAAGTCTGCGACCCCTAAGTCCTGACGCTTGGTCTTCTGCGCTTACTGCTTTACGAGCAGCAGAGACAGCATCACGCATTTCTTTTTCTTCTTCTGGCAATTTGTATTCGCCAGCAAGAGGACCGCTAACTACCTCAGCACGACCACCACGACCACCTTTTGAGTAGTAGTTCTTATCTTTTTTAGAAGCCATCGTTATCTCCAAGTAGGGCGAAGCGTTTGCAAGGATGCACGGCGCTCTGCGTCAATATAATCTTGGTTAGGTTGGTCCATGACACGAGGAATGCCTTTAGGTCCAACTTTACCGTCATTGGTCAATTGTACAGGAACTGCGCCTGGAGGTGCGAACTTCTTACCTTTTGATTCATATGCGATACCAGTCCATAAGTTGAACTCATCAGGCCAAATGTAATCACCTGGATTGATTCGCTCACCTTTATGTACACCACGAGAATACTGGCGAGCATTCATTCGGCTTAGTGAGCCAAGAACTTTGTCCTGTCTACGATTAGACGACATCGTGCCAAGGTATCCGTCTGGATACGTTGTATCTTGTAATGTCCTGTAACCAGCAAGTTGGTAATCCTTGTTGTTACGGAAAACAGGAGCAGGACCAAATTGCGCCTGCGTAGCAGCGCCTGGAGGGTCGGAAGGGCTATTCCAATGTGTAAATGCGGTTTGAGAAGAACCAGCCATCAGCCATTACCAGCCATACCTGCGTTCATACCCGTGAGAAAGCCACCTTGTGCTCCAGCCACGGCGGTGATTGGGCGTGGTTTAGCCTTTTTAGTTGCTTTCTTCTTCTTTTTAGCAGCCACTAGTTATACCAACCGTTCCTATATCTTTCTTCACGCTCTTCTTTTGGTGGCATTGGTTTTTCTTTTTTAGGAGCAGGCTTTGTTTTGTTAGGTGCAGACTGTGGTTTTGGAGGGTAATTGTTGTAGTCATCTCGCTTTTTTTGCGGAGGACCATACGGGTCTTTGTTTGGGTTATTTGGACCATTAGGAGGACCACTACCACCACCACCAGCACCAATAAGAGGCTTCTTAGGTGGTTTTTGTCCAGCGCCACCGCCACCTGTGCTTGTTTGTGGGGCAGGTGGGTAAAACTTTTCGTTTATTTCACGAACACCTACTTTGCGAGCAGGGTTGTGACGAGTATCTTGTCCTCTAGGCATGGTTACTTCCTATCTTGCTTAACTTTAACTTTTACGCCACTCTTTTTACGAGAAACACCAACATCAAAACCATTACCGTCATAAGTAATTGTTCCGTAAAGAGGGTTACCTCCAGCAGATTTGCTTTTGTCTCGCTTGTATGAAAACTTTCCAAATTGGAATTCGTTCATAACTAACTCCAGCGTTGGTCAAGCCAAACTTTGATTTTTCCAGCACCAGTTGGGCGTGGTGGGCGAATAATAGCAACACTATCCTCACCATTTGGAACAAACCGTGAAGACGATGGGTTATGCATAGCATCTACTTGTTTGCGGTTTGCACGACCACCATATACTGGTTCGCTGTAGGTTTTAGAAGATTTGCGAATGTATCCCATAACTTAATCCTGGTTATCGTAGTAACGCTTTTCCAATTTTGCGCCACCTTGGATATATGCTGCTTCTGAACCAGAAGGCTCGGATGCACCTTTAGACCAAGGTGCTGAATCCTTAATTTTTCGCTTACGTGCTGATTCTTTTGCACGTTCGTAAGATTCACCACGCTCTTTAGTTGCAGCCATCTCTTTAGGACTATTAATCTTCTTCAAAGCCTTTGCAGACTTCTTTTTGTCCTTAAGAATTGCTTTACCTTCTGGAGAACCTGGTTCATGGTAAGTGGTGTACTCAGCACCAATCTTGACAGGAGTGTCAACGCCTGCCATCCAAGGCATCTTTTCTCGTGTTTCTTTGGCTTGTGCGTCACGCTTTGTTCGGCGCTCAGTCATTGCCTGCGTAGTGTTCCCACTATCATCACGCACTGTGTGGGTGTCTGGCTTTGCGCCAACTCGTGGGCGGTGTGCGCCACTGTTTGCAAACGGGGTGATACTGTTCACCTTGTCACGATTAAACCAGCCCATGTTTTACCTCACTACGGGTTTGAAGGATATAGCGGAGATATTCTCTCCATTCTCTCCAATAATATCATCAAAGCCAATAACAAAAGATAGGTCAATACCACGTGGGGCAACAAAGCCCCGTGCGATGGCTGAGGCTTTAGCGGCTTGGTTCACAGCGCTTGCGCCAATGGCACGAATCTTAGGCAATTGACCAGCCACGATTGAACGGGCGAGGATAGAACCCACGCTCTGGGGGTTACTTGAGCCTGATACTTTCAGGACATCTTCAACTTTTGTATTCAGTTCTTGGGACATATTGACTCCTAGTTAGGTAAACAGTTGTCCCAATAATATCATTTATGCGTAACCAGCATCCTTGAGCAGTTTGAGCATCTCTTCTAACGGCATAATTGCATAGGATTCACCAATTGCAGCAGCACCTTTTCCTGGTCGCTTTACTACCAACAAAGGGACTCCACGCTTTAACTTGGAAGCCTGCTCAACCGTTGCGTTTAGCCATTCGCTCAGTTTAAATGACTTCTGGTTCTTGCATTGAATGGCAACTTCTTTAGCAGGTATCTCACGAGCCTGAACCACCCCGTGTATATCCCCAGCGTCATTCTCACCAGCGAGAGCAGTACGGCGAGCATTACAGAAATCTTGCTCTTTTAGGTAGTTGACAATCAGGGTTTCAAACGAAGTTCCCTTGGCTTTGTGCTTATTTCCCATCTAGGTCTATCTCCAAGTTTTTTTGTGTGGGGGTGCAAACTTTTTATGGCGTAAATCTATGTTGGCGAAGTTCTTTACCTGACATACCGATACGGCGTGACAACTCACGGGAAACTACCTGAGCACCACGCTCGCAACGGTCAAACACTGTGTCTACCAGTTTTCGGTAAGCACGTTTCTGTGTGTAGATTTCCAACTGCTCGGTAATCTTTGGGTCAATGTCACGCTTGGCTTTAGCCACGGTAACCAAGTCACCCTTGGTCTTGTTTCCCCACTGCTCAATCAAGATGGATGACTGGAGGTATTCAAACTCGTTACGGGTGCGTTCCTCAGCAATCTCAGCCTGAACAAGTTGTGCTTTAGCGTAAACCAACCAAGCCATGAAGTCGGTGTACAACTCCATCAAGTCATGGTCACCGATGTCTCCAATGTTACGAGGAAGTTCGGGGAGTAGTCCTTTTGGCTTTTCTGGTAACGGGAAGTTTTGTTTGAACAGTTCCATCTCTGGATTCATCGTCTAGTCTCCAACATGTGTTTTTATAAGGACAGTATTTGCAACCATTGCATGTCGGCTCTTCTGCCCACATTGGTCGCATTGGTGGAATGTCTCCGTTTAATGCTGACATAAGACGCTTACAATTGTCAAGCATTGGTTGCACTAATTCTGGGGTGAACCCAACCACAAACTCTTTAACTTCTTGTGTTGGTTTCCACTCGTACAGAAACGTCATCTGGTGAATACCAGTGCAATACATATACAACAAACCTTGTCTGATATGGCTTGGAAAAGGTTGGCGAACCTTCTTCCACATACCGTCAAGGGTTAATTCACCTTTTTGGTATTGCTTATATAAGTCAATTGCTTCAAATCTAAGAGTCCCCATACCAATTGATTTAATCTCAATAAGTGTTCGGCCCTTCTTATCATTGACGATACCGTCAGCATGACCAAGGATGTGGTGCTCTTCATTTCTAATTGGTACTTCACGATAAATAGGTTTAGGAGTGCCACATGACGGACATTTCTCTGGGCTTACTGCTTCCCACTTGTGATTACAGATGTCACTTTTGCATTGCCATAGACCCTCAAGAACACCTGCGTTGTTTAACCAGTCCTGCCACTTGGCATGAATGTAATGTCCCTCAGCAAATACGTTCAATCGTTGGAACGAGAAGTCTTCTGGGTCTTTAGGGTGCTTCTTAATCGTGTACCAGTTAGCCCGTGGACACCAATCTCGTTTTGCTAAGTCACTAGGGTGAATGTGGTCAGTATCTCGTGTTGACTCTCTAGCATCACGGTCTTTAAGAATTTGCATAGCCACAGTTGGAAGAATGCGACCATCCATAGTGAGTAACTTCTTGTAACTACTTAGTTCACTCATCAATCATCTCCAGGAAATCGTCTTCGGGAATAACAACATACCGTCTTCCACCAATGTCAAACTGAAGTACTGGAAGCCTGTTCTCAAGGATGGCTCGTTCTCGCAACTCAACAAGGTCAAGAGCCTTAAGAGTTATCTGTGTCAGTCCTGTCGTGAGTTTGTTTTCAATGAGGAGGCTTTCCGCACGAACATCATTCTTGCGAAGCCAACCAGCACCAGAGCGAGCATTACGACTTCCCTTATACGAAGTAGCGGTTCGCTTCTCTTGTTTAACAGACGCTTTATTAATGTTCCTTCTGTCATCTGCTGGGTCCTTTCCTATAATCCTCACCGTGCAACACCGTAGTGTGCTTCAACTTTGGCAATCAAATCTTTCTGCATGTCAAGGTCTTCACGGAATGCATCAAGCATCTTGTCCTTACCTTGCCAGCGCCCCTCACCAAATGAGTAGTAAGCACCAGCACGAGTAATGATGTCTACTGCAATACCAATGTTCAACATGTCTTTAAGGGTGTCATAATCTCCCTTATCAAATCCTTGTGTCTGGGCAAAATAGAAATCAATGACCGCACTTTGGTTAGGGCGATAAGTCTTGTTCTTGAGTGTGCGAGCCTTGATAGTTTGACCTACCACTTCGTCTTTTTCTTTTAACCACTCATCACGCTTTACTTCAACACGGCAGAAGTAAGCAAAGTTCTTTGCCAATCCACCTGGAGTTGTGCGTGGGTCACCCCACATCACACCAATCTTCTGTCGCCATTGGTTAATCATCAATCCAGTGCAGTTGCGCTCTTCAGTAACAAGTGAACGCTTCTGAGCCTCTGATGACTTACGGAAGAACTTAGATGTAAGACGAGCACCAAGACCTACGGTGAACTCTTCCATCATCTTTTCAGACTCATCGTCTGGAACAAGTGCAGGTAGTGAGTCAATGACAATCATGTCAACAGCACGGTTAGCCATGACATTGATAACCAAGTTGTACGCCTGCTCCATGATGTTTGTTTCAACAATCCATAGACGTTCTAGGTCAACACCAATTGACTCTGCGTAATCTGGGACAAACTCTTCCGCAGCAATCCACAGAGCAATGAAGTCTGGGTTGAGTGCTTGGTTAGTTGCAATGGTCTTGAACGCAAGAGCAGTCTTACCAGAGGACTCTTCACCAATGATTTCACTCCATTGGTTTACAGGCCAACCACCACCAAGCATTAGGTCGTATGACAAGATGCCTGTAGAGATGCGCTCTAATTTTCCACGGGTTTCGCTACCCTTGACAATTGTTCCTGCACCGTATTGTTTGTTGACTGAATTAATGATTGAAGACAAACTGTCCCAATTGTTTTCCACTTGTTCTCCTATACCCAGTTAGATTGTTCACCTTGGTCGTAAAGTGAGTTCCACCCACATTCAAAACATCTTGGTGCAGGAACCTTACCACCTGCTGATGCATTTGAGCGACTAAATACGTTTTTACTTCCACATCGTGGACAGGTTTGGTTACCATCTACACGGTGTGCTTCTCCACCCTTCCATGAGCGAATAGCAGTACCCATGTTGGTTTGTCCATTAGGGTCAGTTTGTTGAGCAACATGTGTTTGATGTTGCAATGGCGACTGCATCACACGCTCTTGTGCTTGTTGTTGTAATGCTGGAAGCACCACACGTTCAGTAGGCAACGACCTACGCTCTTCTTGGGGTGCGTTGTTTAGTTTTCTATCCCACCAACTACTCATTGTATTTCCTTATTCTACGGGTGATATTAACGCAATAACCTGATTCTCTAACATCTTTTGTACCAAAGCCATACCGAATGCTACTAGTACTCCCTTGGAGCCTTCAAGCATAGCAGGGGGTGGTAATTCTTCATCATCCATTGTCTTAGATAGAACTTCGGTAAACCATTCCACCGACTCTTCTATCTCGTCATATACGCCAAAGTCGTGGAGCAAATCCCATTGGTCATCAATAAGTTGCTCTTCTAGTTCTTGGACTTCCTGAGATGGTGGTGTCATCCCCACACTCTTTGCAATCTCTTGCCCACCAGGAAAGGAAAGCATGAGGCAAAAGTTTCTCTTTTCCGCAATATCGTTCATTTGCCTTTTGCCTCCGACCAGTTCGTTGCTGCATGACAGGACACTTTAAGTGTGACCCCCATGATACTCCTATCGTGACCCATAGCAGTAACTAGGGTGGACATTGCAGAGTTTTCGTCTTCTTCTGGGGCAATTGCAACAAGTTCGTCATGTACCTGCACCAACATCTTGGCGTTAGTACCCACAAAGGCTTGGTTCACATCAATCATGGCTTGCTTACAGATGTCTGCGGCACTTCCCTGAATGATGGCATTAATGGCTTGCCGTTGCGCTCGTGACTGCGTAAACGAATCTTTGGACAAAAGGTCTGGAAGTCTGCGCCTACGACCAGTGAGTGTCGTGACATAACCAACTCTTGCGGCTTTGGTAATAGCAACCTGTTTCCAGCGTGTAAGTTCTGCAAAACTCTTGTAGTAATTATCAAGAATGGTCATGGCGTGTTCATCGTCAATACCTGTGGTGCGAGCAAGTTTTGCGTACCCACCACCGTAGGCAGTCAAGAAGTTCACACCTTTACCAATCTGACGTTCTTCTGACGTAACTTCTTCTACTGGCTTCTTAAAGACAGCCGCCGCAGTTGCAGCGTGAATGTCTTCATTGTTTCTAAAAATACGAAGCAGTTGTTGGTCTTGACTAAACATAGCCATGACTCGGAGTTCAATCTGGTCATAGTCAGCAACAAGCATGGTGTACCCATCTGGTGGCACAAACAAACTACGGATAGTTGAGTCTCGTGGAATGTTCTGCAAGTTTGGGTTAGACGAAGACAAGCGACCAGTTGCTGCTCGGTGCAAGTTAAACGATGGATGCAACTTACCGTTATTCAACTTAGGCAAAAGACCATCAACATATGTTGACTTCATCTTTTGGATTTCCGCATAGTTCAACAACAGTGGGATTAGTGGATGCTTATCTTTTAACTTCTCCAAAGCCTCGTTGTCTACAGACGGAGCACCCTTGTTAGTTTTCTTAGTTGGTTTAAGACCAAGCCCACCTGCTCGTTTACCTGTAAACAAATAGGTTTGTTTGTCCTTGTTAGAGTCTGGGTTAAACCCAGCGTAAGAGTTATCCACAATGTCTAAGAGACACTCTCTAATCTTGTTATCTAATTCTTTGCGAAGCAATTTAAGTGAGGCTGTGTTTACTGTAATGCCCTCATCTTCCATCAGCATGAGTACACGAAGCACTTCCATATCCTGTTTAATTGCAGGCTGGAGTTCTTCATGCATATTAAGTTTTGCTCGTAACTTTGAGTACAGCATCCATGTCCAACGAGCATCTAAGTGAACGTACTTAGCCGCAGAACTAAAAGGTACTGTGTTAATGACAGCACCAAGTTTTCCTTCTTTGGCGTAAGCATCATGCCCACCAAAGTTCTGGGCAATTAAGTTGGTCAATGAAAACGATGGTGAGTTCTCATCTTCTAGATGTTGAAGAATCATGGTGTCAACATATGGACCTGGTGGTAACTCACCGTAGTACTTCTTAATGGAGCGAGCATCAAACTTTACGTTGTGACCAACCTTAGTAAGGTCGCTAAAGAAGATAGGGCGAAGTGCTTCAAACACTTCATACCTAGACAACTGCTGTGGTGGCTCTGAGTAAACACCAGGAATTACATACTTGGCTTTAGCCATTGACTCTTTGCCATTTGAAGTTATCTTGCGGTAACCAGATGGTGGGATAGTCGTACCATCACCACGCTCTTCTGGAACAATAATCTCGCCAAGAAGGTGACCCATTGGGATAGCCCATGAGCGACCATATGTAGCAATACCAATCCAAAAGACCTCATTTCGTAATGGGTCTAATGCCAAGTCTTTGAGGTAACGCTGGCGAATTGCTTCTGTTGAGGAAGCGACAATAGAGTCCGTAGGGTTCTTGAGTGTTGCAATGTGACCCTCACACTCTGCTTTAAACAGAGCATCAATGTCAGCATGGCGCTCAATCACCCCACGGGACTCAATGTCAAAGGCGAACTCCCCTGCCTTTGTAACTACCTCAACAAGTTCATGCAACTCTTCAACGGTGTGTACCGTTTGTTGCATGAATCCTACTGAGCGTCAAGAATGTCTGTTGCTACTTCCAACAGTTCTGTGCGAGTAGGAATCTTGATGATGCTTGGGTCGTAAGCATTGTTCTTCAACACCTTCATGGTGTCTTCATCAAATGCTTTGAGGTTCCACTCTTCAAGGTCACGCTCACGCACCATCTGCAAAATGGTTTGTGTCTGTGCTCCCTTACCAGTCTTGGATACTGCCCAGTAATTCTTGGACAAAGGTCCTTGGCGTGGGTCAAGGTGGAAGTTCTTAAGTTGGTCAATCAAACGAACGCCAACTTCAAACGACTTAACAATTGCTTCTTCTTCGTTGCTGAGTACAGCAATGTTGAATGCAAACTTGGTGCTTGGGCGATTGCCTGCATCACAAAGTGGGCAACCGTTTGGGTCATCGTGCAGACAAACAAATGACTTCTGGCCTTGGCGACCATCAATCCAGTGTGTGCGGAACGATGCATACGGCTCGTCTTCCAAGAACTTAATGACTTGTGTGTCTTCAGTTACCTTGAAGCGTTGTGCGTATGGAGATGCTGCTTCTTGTACACGGTCTGCTGCACCCCAACCACGCTTAATGGTTTTAGATGCAGTAGGTGCGCTAACAGCCTCTGTTTTCTTCGGTGTGATTTCTTGCTCGTCATCTTCGTAATCGTCATAATTTGACATGATGTACCTTGCTCTTTCAGTGTTAATTTGACCAGTGTTCTTTTATGTGTTTTTTAAAGCCTACCCAATCTGCACCTTTTCCTCGTGGATTATTGAGTCCAAAGTGTTCAACTGAGTAGAGCAGTAACTCTACTTGCTTTTTGCTGTATAACCTACGCCCCTTCAAAGATTTTCCAGGAATTTGTTCTCCATCTGGCGGAGCAGTTCTGAACGAGGGGGTAGGTATAAACCCACGTTCTTCCCATTTCCTAATGGTTCCTGGCTTCCTATCTAGGGCTTTAGCCACCTCACCTACGGTGTAGAAGGCTGTCTTCTCTCCACGAACCGTGTAATAGGTTGCGTGGAGAAAAACAAATGGGTCATCGTTAACTGCTGGTTTACTGCCTGCCCTGTTTTTGGGCGGCTTCTTACCAGGGTAGTTAGGCAAATCCCCAAGGAAATCGTCTATGCCTTTAATGCCCAAGTTTCTTTCTCAACATAAAAGGTTTTAACTTTTTCTTGAATGTCTTCGTCATTCCAAGCAAGACCAAGCAACTTGTCCTCACTAAGAACTTCAATCACTTCTTTAACTGTATCCCAGTGACCATTCTCTTTAGCCCATGCTTCAGCAGCACTGGTATTGAATGACTTGGAAATACGGCGTTCACGCTTAAGTTCTACATCACCAAGGTCAATCCAGATGTTTCCTTTTTCGTCTGGTTTACCATGTGCGACCAGCATGTCCGTCAATTGTGCTTTGAGAGCATCTGTTCGCTTTTGGGTTTGGTCAAGTAACGACTTATGGTTTTTGAAATCTTCAACTACTCGCCGTGCATACGCTTCATCAAACTCTGATGCTGGTGTTTCTCTTACAATCTTTGCCATGTCATTAAGCCATTTCAACTTCAATGTGGTTTGTTTTTGTAACAATTTTGCCTGACATACCAAACGACATCATCAAATCGCAAATCAATTCAGATGCTTCTGCTTCAGTCAACACTTCTGACCAATCTGGTGACTCTGGCATTGACTCATCAACATGTGCTGACATCATGTACAAGAGGTCTGGTAAATAAGTATTCCACCATTTTTGAAGTTCGTGGTAATCGTTTCTGTTGATTTTCATTTTTGTTTTCATGTTATACCTCGCTGTTTGTTAAGAACGAAGACAGTGCGCCTAAGTTCAATTGAAAGTTTCCCTTACTGTCGTAACCACCGTCAACAAAGGCTTTATTGATGTTTCTCTTCTCTTGTAACATTTCGTATTGTCTTTCCTCAATACTGCCCTTCATAACGAATGACACGATATTAACGTGCGGAAACTCAGATGACAACCTGATAATTCTGGCTTCTCTTTGGTCCAATTTTCCAGCGCTCCAAGGGAGGTCATAGGAAATTAAGTAGTTAGCAATCGGTAAGTCAACGCCGTAACCACCAGCATCTGATGATAAGAACAACCTGGTTTTTGGGTCTGTAGCAAACTGTTGCTTGGCTTTATCCCTAGACAGCGTGTCCATTCCACCCATAAACAAAACGCTGTTAGTCAAGTGCTTAGTTGCTTCTTGAATAAGTCTAAGGTTGTTCTTGAAGAATGAAAACAACACAACCTTATTCTTTGGGTCTTCATTGAGAACATCCTCAATGTACTGAAGTACCGCATCAAGTTTTGGTGTGTTGAACTTGTCTGGAACCATCCCACGAGAAACGATGTCTGCTGAATACCTACTCCCTTCGGCAGTCTTATCATCCATAAACAATTGGGCAGAAATCTTAACCAACTGTGGGTTATCACAGAACATGCGAAGAGTTGTGAGTTTGGACATAATGTCACCTTGTGCATCACCTGCACCAGCATTACCGTAATAGTTAGCCCACAAGTCAAAACTACGACCATGCTGTGTAACTGCTTTTTGAATTGCTTGTAACAACTCTTCAGCAATCATTCTGTAGGTTGATGCTCCTGCGGAATCAAACGGAACAGGAATGAAGTGGTTAATAACCTGTGGTAATTGGTCTTGGATGTCTTCACGGGTCTTGCGAACCATTACTTCTTTCATACTCTCATTGAGTGCTTTAAGGTTGCGGTATCTACTTGGTTTACCAAAGTGGTCACGAACAATAAAGGTGCGGTCAAACACTTCGTACTTACCAAGTACTGCTGGGTCAACAAACTCCATGATAGAAAACAACTCTTCTGGTCTGTTCTCAATTGGCTGACCAGTGAGCGCAAATCTGTAATGGTACTTCTTACCTATGCGTTTAATAAGTCTGGAGCGTTTGGTTCTTGGAGTCTTAATCATGGTTGCTTCATCAACCACAATGGCATCAAACTTATGTTTCTCAAAGTCTGCAAGGTCATTAGCCAACGACTCTGGGTTTACAATTACGTACTGAGCGCTCAACGCTGTACGCCACAACTTTTTACGAGCAGCAACAGTACCGTCAATAACAATAGAAGACGAGTCAGTAAACTTTTTAATTTCACGGTCCCACTGGTATTTAAGTGATGATGGGACAACAACAAGAACTTTAGTTACTTCTTTAGAAGACAACAAAGTTTCTAATGCTGAGATGGTGGTTACTGTTTTACCAGCACCCATCACAAGAGCAAGAAGCATTTGACCACGGTCAATCATCAACTCGGTGGCCTCTTCTTGAAACGGATACAACTTACCCTTAAACACTTAACCACCAGGGAAATACTGAGGCGTTTTTAAGTGCTGTGATAATTTCGTCTTGAGTCATGTCACCGATGTCTTTTGCGTTCGTGTGTGCGTAGTGTATATATTTTATACCATTCCTGAAGGATGGTAGTTGTTTTTTAAGTCTTTTTGCGGAGTCAATACCTGCATCGTCATTATCCATTGCGATGATAAGAGTGTCCACATGGTCTGACAAAATCCTAATCTGTTCTCTACTAACCGCAGCACCAAAGGTAGCCAAACCACGGACACCATTAGCAACTGTATGGATACGAGCAACATCTAATGGGGACTCAACAAGTACAGCAGTCTTCTTATCTAGTTTGTCAATACCAAACAATGTCGCAGACTTCTTTACACCGATTGGGTAGTTACGAACCTTTGATGGTTCTTTCTCTTGCCAGCCAAGCAACTCTCCCATTGGAGAAACGATTGGCAAAATCCAAGCCTGCTTCTTTTCGTCAAACCTAATGCCATACTTTCGTGCAGACTCTCGGTCAATGCCACGAGTCCATAACCAATCGTCAGATGGTGCAGAGAATGCACTAAACATCTTCCAATCAACTTCTGGCTTTACTACCTCAACTGGTTCTGCTGTGAGCCTCTCTAACCCAGTCTCAATGAGAAAAGAATGTACTGCAATAATGCTGTCAGGTTCACCTGTCAATTCAGAAACAAGCGTTGACAAAGTTCCTTTAGCACCGCATGAGTAACAAATCCACAAACCACTACGTGCGTTCATAGACCACGATGGTGAGTTGTCTGCTTTACCTGTGGTCTTTTCATGCACAGGGCAACACGCAGAAATCTCTTTCTCACCTACACGCTTTACCTTGACACCTAAACGTGACAAGACATCAGCAATGTCAGTAATACCAGTTGTCCCTGTCGCTGTCATCATCCTCTTCCTCTTCTCCTACTTCTGTAAAGTCCATGTTGTTCCAGTCCCAGTTAATTCGGATTTCTCCAGATGGTGCGGAACGAGCAATAAATGATTCCTTGGTTCTCAATGTCTGGGTCAGACTCAACTGCAAGCACCAAGTCAGAGTCTTGAGCAAACGATGAGGTGTAACCAATTGAGTCAACAGTTACTCTGCGTGACTTCTTGTTACCCAACTTCCATGAAAGAACCTGTGTAGTACCAACGATTGGAATGTCAGCATTCTGGGCAAGTCGCTTTAACGAACGAGTGATGTTTGTGAGCGCCTGTGGCGAACCTTTTGGTTCTCCCTGCTCGTCATCCATGAGGTACACACCGTCAACAAAAAGAATGTCTGGCTTGTATTCCTGAACTTTTGCCGCTAGTGAACTCACTGTAGTAAGTGATGAGGTGTCTTCAGTAATGATAAATGGATGCATGTTCTTGCGTAGTCGTAATGACTCACGCACTCTCTCAAACTCCTGGTCGGAAAGGCTTGCTCGCAAGATATTGCTGTACGGAACTTTGGCAACAATCGCATCGTAACGTGCGGCTTGTTCTTCAGCCGACATTTCAAATGAAACAAACAGTGGTCGCTTGCCGTGAATGTGAGCAGCGTTAGCCATCATCAGAGTCATCAATGACTTACCCTTCTTGGCTTCACCAACAAATGTAATCAACTGTTGTGGGCGAAGTCCTGAAGTAATCCTGTCAAGACCATTGATGCCAGTAGGAATACCACGCAATGAGTTTGGCATCTTGCGTAGTTCGTCATACTTCTCAAGTCGTGCTTCCCATGTCTCAATAAGGTTTACATCTCGCAGGCGAGCAACATCTGCCCCAGCCTTTTGAACACCAGCCGCAAGTAACTTAAACGCTTCGCTAGTATCACCAGCGTTGAGTGCAGGCATTGCTGCTGACATTGCTTCAACAAGATTTCGCTGACGATAACTTGCGTAAACCTCATCAACTAAAGCACTGAATGGTTCTGCTGAAGCATCAACAACCTTTACATCACCGAACTCCATACCAATGGCTCGCTCAGTTGGAACTGCTCCGTGATTACGCCAATAGGTAATTACCCATGACCAAATCTGGCCCCACTCTTTAGTGAAGTGGTCGGCTTTTACACCGTGCTTTAACGGGTATGAAACATCTTGCTCATTGATTACTTTGCTAATTAAAAGTTGTTCTGCACTAGCCATTAGTTAGCCCACGCAGTCTTTGGTGAGACTACGGTTGCCCTAAGTCCAATTAGTTTGTAATGCTCTTGGTCTGCAACATAAATCTGAGTGATACCACGATTGATGCTGAGGTCATAAGCAAGTTCTTTGATGTCTTGGTATGCGACCACGTTTGTTGAAATCCCCTTCTTGAGTAACCACCTGTCTATCGCATCAGCGACTTGAGGTGGGAGCAGTGTATAAACCTCTGTACCGATACCCAACCTGTTTACGTGGTCACTCAACGATTTTATTGGAAGAGTGTTTGGTTCCCACAGACGGAGGTACGAATCCCATTTCTCATTGCGTAAATAATAAGATGCCTTAACTTTTGCCAAGCCTTCTGGAGGATTAGCAAGCACACCCTCAAACATGGTTGCTTTAGAGCGAGCAGTAAACGAAGACAGGTCATTACCTTGCATGTTGACTAGTCCTGTAATCCTTTCCTTCAAACGGAATCTGAAGCGTTGAGTCTTGAAGAATTGATGACAAGCGTGGTCCGTAAACCTTTGCCAAAGATGGAATGGTGTATTCGGAAGTGACGATAGTAATCAACTTCTGTTCATAACGACTATTCAACAATGATACAAGAGCGCCTTTTGTAAACTCAGTTTTCTTCTCAGCACCAAGACCGTCAAGCACCACAATGTCATATACAGAATTGAGGTACTTAAGCATGTACTCATCGCCGTATTCTTCTGGCAACTCTCCGTCATTACGAATCTCATCGTAAGAGGCTTCAACAAACTTTTCGGTAGTAATAAAGAAACCACCAACTTGTTTAGTTGCTAACAACTCTGATAACAATCCAGAAGCAAGATGGGTCTTCCCTGTTCCAGTTGTTCCACAAAGATACAAACCTTCTCCGTTTGTGCGGTTCTCTTCAAAGTTTCCCATCCATCCACGAATGGCTTTGACTACGCCCCAACTCCCAAACTCTTCGTTGTAGTTATCAAGAGTCTTATCTGCATACCTGCGAGGAATGTGTGCATTTGATACACGCTCTTTTGGTTGACGGTTACGCCAGTAACGAGGACCATGCCAATCAGTCATTAAGGTACTTCTCCAATCGTGGGTCAAACTTCATCTGGTCTTGTGCGGTCTGAACTGTACCGCCGTGAACACGTGCGAACAACTCTCCTCTTCTCGCAGCGAATGCCCTCCACGGAGTTTGTTGTTCTTTTAACGGTATGCGCTTAATGTCATCGGCAAACAAATCAATCATCTGGTAAATCTGTTCGTGGGTAACACCCTCGCCCAACATGTCTTTGAATATCTTCATCATGGCTGGACCATTAACTGGGGCGTTTAATGACATGGACATTCCAGTAGTGCGGTCTTGTAAATACATAACCAACTTTTTAAGACTTTGACCTTTCTGCGGTTCAGCCTTCGGCTTGTCTTCATCAGCGCCGATTACTTTGACATCCCAGTCATCGTGTTTCTTTTTCACTCCGCCTCCAAGTTTTTAATCTGGCGCATCCACCTTGGGTCTTGAAGCATGAAAGTAGGAATTTTTCCATCCTTTCTTTTGGCTCCCTCTAGAGAATGATTAGTCTCTATAGATTGGGTGTCAGGGGTGACACCCTCCGAGGGTGTCGCTGGTGACACTAGGGGGGTGTCACGGGTGACACTATGGGGGGTGTCACTGCTGACACCCTCCCTTGATTTCGGGTTGTTGAAGTCCACGGTGTACAGGTTTGTTTTGTTGTTTCCAGCCGAGGCTTTACGGATAGTTTTTCGTAGTACCCCAGCAGACTCAATCCGCTTCATGGCACGGATAATCGTGCTCCTACCCAGACCTGTCTTTTCAGCAAGGTGGTCATAAGACGTAGTGAATTGCTGTGTGTCGTTGTCCATGTACTTCAAAGCGTTTACCAGTACACATAGGGCTACTGGGTCGTTTCCGATGTACTCCATGACCCAACTTGGGATAGGGATAAATGTTCCATTGAACTTTGCCATACTTGTTTCCTCTTTGTTGTTGTGTTACTATTTTTGTATGAGAAGGACTTCTTCCTTCCCTGCCATCCCTGGTTTCCCCTTTCTACAGGGCTGGCTTTTAGGATTGAGGGTGGCAGGGTTTCCTTCTTTGACCTGCCACTCTCTCCTATAACTCTTGGGTTTTAATAGACCCGTCAGAATAGACTGTAATCTGCATTACAGGCTTTCTAGAAGCCTCAATCTTGCTGTGGCTTGGGGTAGACACTACCTCTGGTTTTGGAGCATCCTGGGGCTTCCTAGGGGCCTCTGAGGGCGTATGACCAGGGTCTACAGATAATGGAGCAAGCCCATTAGTGAGTTCCAAGCATTCAAGGTTGCGGTCACTTGCTCCAAAGACCAGTTCTTTGGTCAATTCCGTAGGCTCTCCAGATTCATCTGTATCAAATAACACAAGAGTCTTAAGGTTGCCTTCAGCAATAGATTCAGCAAGCGTAAATGCATCGTGTACGAGGTATTCTACTTTGTACACAAGCATAGAAGCATCAACAACTGATGGGTGTACCTTCCCTGTTGAGTACACAATGAATTTTTCATTGCGAGTAATAAGCCAGTCAAGGACTCGTGCTTGACCTGCGGTTGGTTTACCTGTCCAAACGACATGGAAGCAAGTTCCTTGTGTATCGTTCAGCCCAGTTTCAATTACGTTTGCGGAAGCGTTTCCTGTTCCACCGATTAAGTATTCCATGTTGTTTCCTTATTTGATTGATTTTTTATGTGCCATATCTCCAGTTAGGGTGAGTAAGCGTAGCAGGGTGTGTACTGCTCCTGCAAGTGTCGCTACCACTAAACCTGATAACCATCGCTCATCAAAAGGAACGATAAAGATTGTAATGTAAGACAATACTGTTCCTGCAATTACCTTGACCCAAGGCATTACTTCTTTTGGTAACAGTGATTCAATAATTTGTAACGCTTTGTAAACGGCTAATGCACAGATTATGTAGTTCATGTAAGTCCTGGAATCCAATCGTAAACAATCTCGTAGTCAATGTTTGTATCAAGTAGCATGGTAACGGGTAGCAACTGCGGAATCAACTTTTCTATAGCAAGTTGTGTTTTACCTTTGTTAGTTGAGTATGTAGAGTAAGAAGCATATTGTGCTCCATCCCATTGGCAGTCAGCAAAGTTATCTTGGTAAATAAATCCACCAAAGTCTGAGTCACCATTAAAGAATGTGCCATAAGTTTTTGGTTCAACCATCCACTCATTTACTAATACGGACTCATCTGCATCAAGTCCATAAATGAGTACTGGATAAGCCATAGCGCTAGCACTATCTGGCATCAGAATTACACGGCGGTCAGTTGGTGATATTTCAACAGGGATTAAGTTGTCTGTTTGTTCGTCTGTGTTCCACTCAGTCCAAGCGGCTGATGCTGACCAGTACGAACCCCAAATACTTCCATCACCATCAACCATTATTGAATTCCAATAGTCAATGGTATTGTCTACTGGTACAGCAGTTTTTGAAACAAGGGCAAACTGTGCAGAAGCAGAACCTGCATTTGTTACAAACAAACCTCCATCAACAGATGAGTAGGTACAGGATGCACTTGACGAACTGAAGTCCCATTTTTTAGTTCCAGATGTAACAACAAACTCAGAGTCAGCAATGAGGTTTACTTTTTCTGCGTACACACGGAATGTGTATCGTGGTGAAGAGTAGTTCTCAATAACTTCTACTTGGCAACCAGTAATAGCAACCAAGTATTGTTTGATTGCAGACAGTGTTCCTTTACGTTGTCGGTAGTATCCAATGTCTTGGATTATTTGTCGGATGCGAGAAATACCAATGTCATCTGGTGTTACTTCCAGCCCAAACATGTCTGCAAGTAGCGTTAGTGATTGCGATTCAGTTACGTTTGGGTCATAGTGTTGCATTACAGAGTCAAATAAGGTTCGTGTTCTATTTAACTCAAAACCAAATGTACTGAGATATCTTTCTAATTGACCACGGCCTAATCCTTGTGGGTCTAGGTTGCGCCCACTATTGTCGTTCACACGATGGTGTGAAGGTATGCGTGACCAAATGTGCTCTTCGGAACCGTAGTCATATGGAACAAGTTCTTGTAGGTAAGCCACACGCTCGTACCAATTAACTGCGCTAACTCCAGTACCACCCTGGTTCCAGTGTAGGAACATTGAGTAGTAAGCCCATTGACCTGTAGGAACTTCGTTATGTTCAACTGAGTAAACTGAGTCGTATGAGTATTGTGTTTTAATTACTGCACCGTCACGAACTGTTTCTGGTGGTCCAGTTGGTGAATACACAATAACAATGTCAGTAACTACCGAACCTTCACCTATGTTTTCTTCTGCTGGTGTAATTGTGAAGTTTGTCCATTCAAGAAGCACGGAAGAGTAAGAGTTAGCAATTGCTGTAAAAGAAGCAGTTTGAGTTAGATTCTCTGTGACAAAAACAATTCCGTCTGAACGTATCGCTGAGTCACTATCTAGTCTGGTAAGGCCAGTAGGTGTTGTGGTACTAACGCCACGAACATACGAACCAAACGGGTTTGCATCTGGACTTGACTCTAAGTCAGTCCTACGTACTCTAAAGGATACTCTTGCCATAATTAAACAGTGATTCCTCCGCTAGAAGTGATGACAATGTTCTTTAACAAAAGAAGTGATGCTTGCCCAGAACGCACCCCAGATACAACAGGGTCTGAACCAACCACATCAATAACATCATCAACTAAACCAGTTGTGAATTCTTGTACGGTTGCATATTGAACACCATCAACGGCAAGGATTGTTTGGTACAACTCTCCCAGAGTTATTGTTTGGTTAAAGTCAACATTCTCAAATGAGAACATATCTTTAACTGCAAGAGCAACATCTTCTTCAATTGCATCACGGACATAATTGGGCAACACACTTAAAGTAAACTTAATAGAAACTTCGTCAAGTTCAACTTCAGGCATTACAACCATGTTCACACCCACCATGCTTCGTGGGTCTAAGTACTCGTAGATAGTGTCCCGTACTTCTGTGTCTAACGCAAGTGGTCCAGTGGTTGGGTCAACAGATACAGTTCCATCATAATCATCAATGTTTCCTAACGCATATATTTTTACTTGAGCGTTTCTTACATACCCGTCAGAAACAGATGCCGAAGCAACACTTGCTGATGCTAAATCATAGAGAAGTGTGGTTCCAGTGCTTCCCGTTTTTACTACAAATGTTCCGTTAAAAGTGTCGTCAATATTGAATACTGCGATTGTTTCTCCCACAGAAAAATTGTGTGAAGAATCGGTAGTTAGTTGTGCGACACTTGCTGACAATTGTTTGTTTGTAATATTTGCTTGTTTAGCAGCAACATTATTTAATACTGCTTTTGCTTTAACAACACCAGATGTACGAAGTGTAAGGTCTTGGTAGTCTGTCAATGACACAGCACGGTCTTGTGACCTAAATGAAGATGTAATGTTTTTACGTAAGATTTCAATACTTTCAGGGTTTGCACCACCAAACGCTTTTGTTGTGTTTGGGATAATAACAAGACCGTCATACCCTGCACCAACACTTGCATCTAATGATTCAAAATCAGTAATGGTATTAGCAGATACGTTTCCTTCAGCGCCTCGTGAAGTCCTGTAGGTAACAGTAATTACAGAGTTAGTGGTCGGCACTTTTCCGTTTGCGTTGTTACCAAAGGTAAGAATTGTATAGTCATCCGATGTAATGCGTGTTGAATATACGAGGTCTGTTCCAGTTGCATCAATTAAGCGTTCAATCTGGGAGTAGGAAACAGAAGAACCACCAGGTCCTTCATTCACAGTAACCGTAATTGACCTACCTACTACGTTTGGTTGATTAAGAATAATCTGTTGATTTGAACCATTGATACTTGTATAGGACTCAGTATAAACTTCACCTTCAGTAAGTGGTACTCGGATGTTTCCACCTGATTTTGAGTAGGTAACATAGTTAGGAACATTTGTTCCACTTATGTTTATAGCAATTGGCGACTGGTTTAAAAAGATAACGTCAGAGTTATCGTATGGTGATTTACCAACAAACCTAGTATTTCTAGGAATAAGAACTGGGTTTTCATCTGTACAAATAGATTCAGAAGGATTGATGTATATAACTGTAGTTGCGTTACTTACTCCTTGTGCTTTGTAATCTAAGAGGCTTGCTAAAGCCAAAACGCTTGACCGTTGTGTGGCAGTTTCCAAAAATGCTTCTTGTGCAACCCTGTCAAGGTAATAATGAAGCGTGTCGCCAAGGTATGCCCAGAGGTCAACAAACACCATGCCAAAGTCTGTTGCCTCACGGGATGTCCATTCAGGAATAGTTTCTGAAGCACGTGAGAGTAGGTCTTCACGAATAGACGCATAGTCCCTGTTGGTATAGTCAAATTTCATCATAGTGGGGCATCCTCAGTTAACTGGAGTGGATTATTAATTGTATATGTAGCAGTCTTTACCATGTTTGTATAAGGAAACTGGTAGGTAACTTTGATTCCAAGAGTGTTTGGAAGACCTGTGGAGACATCCCCTTGAACTACCTCTTGAACATCCATAGAGATAATGGTTATTGACGGGATTAGGGTACGTAATTCAGAAAGAGACTCCATCTTAAACTCTTCAAAAACGAGTGGGTCAAATGACTCAAAGAGTAGGCTGTGTGAGTTTGAGCCAAACAACTGGTTCATTGAGCGTTGCCCCTGTTGGGAGAGTATGTACTCTCCTATCTGCTGTTCAACATTAGTCTCAACATCTAGTACGGCTTCTGTCTTTCCGTACTGGTTAATTTGGAATGGGTATTTAAGAATCATAAGACAGTCATCCTTGTGGATTTACATTAAGAATAAAAACATTAGTAAAAGATTCATCATCAGCAGTTACCACCACTTGTTCTCCGTTTTGTGGCATAGGCCAAACTCCATCAATTTTCTTTCTACCAATTTTAGAAATTGTTATTGACTTATCATTACCAAACTTGGTAGGAATACGGACCCGTATTTCCCCAGTTTCTGAGTTGGTATAAGAGACAATTGCTCTGTAAATGTTAGTAAACATAAGCCATCTCTTTTTCTGTTACCCATCGTGCTTGAATCAAGTTTGCTTTTGGAGGCTTTTTATATTGCGGTTCATTTATAAATGTCCCAGCAACATCAATTGTTGAATCTGTTTTAATACAAAGTTTTGTAATGTAGTGGTCTGTGTTTATAGAATGCTCAACACTTTCTACAATCCAATAACCATCAAACCTTGAATCATAGTTTTTAACTAAAACTAAGGAACCAGGAACTGGGGTTGAAATGCCAGCAACTGTTACTTCTGCATAATAGGGAAAACTGTTTAGTTTGTAACCTTTCATCATCTGGTTTAGGTGTGCTTTAGATTGAGACTGTGTGGATATGTTATGTGTAAACCTATTCTTTACTTTTTTTCCTAAGCGTGTTCCTGCCAATGCAGATGTAGAACTTGTTATAGTTTTTCCTCTTTTATCAAGCGTATTAATGTCATAGTCATGGCTATTGCCATAAGGTGTGACATCTCCAAATGTTCCTTTAAACTCCAAGATAGTTCCAGGCTTTCTATTTTTACCTGATGCTTTTCCTGGGGATTCTAATTCAGTAATAGGTTGGTTATGGAAATAACCAGAGAATGGGTCATACACGTTAATGTGTGAATTAGTAGCGGTAACACGGTATCCGAATTTGTTTACTTCAGTTACTAGTAATTCCCAATCAGATTGATTCTGTTGTGAAATAACTGGAATAACAAAATCATTATTAGGAACTGAATATGAAGAGTTGTATTTCTTTGCTAATGTTTTAACTAACTTAGATATTGTTGTGTTTTTATATACAGTGTTTCCAATTGTTTTCATCTCGTAACTAGTACCCATACACACAATCTTTGCTTCTTGTATTAAAGAGTTATTTACAGTACCCATTCTGCTGTAAGCACCAGCATCTACATAAGCCACATAACCATAGAATGCTTTTTTATTTGCAGAGTTATTACCAAGAGAAATGTATACGGGTAGACCAACATAACCAGTAATTGAAGAAGCAGGAAAACCTGCGTAAGTAATTACTGCCATGTCGTGCTTATCTTCAGCATATGAAACTTCTACAGCAACAATACTTGAGTCACTTACGTTCCCACCGTAGACAGATACGTCAAGAAGTACTCCTTCATTAAAAAAGTAGGAACAAGGTCTAATGGAAAAGCAATTTGTGGGTTTACGTCAGCAATACGCCACCATTGTGAGGCATCACCAAATAATTTAAACGCCATGTTTTCAATAGTGTCTCCCGATGTGACTAAGTAACGAGAAACTCTTACTGGGTCTGAGTCTTTACGTGTAGCAATAATTTTTCCATCTGCACCAATCTCAGAACTTACAGCATACCTAGATAGACCGTTAATCATCACATACCTACTGACTTAAAGAAAGAAACACCTTCACCAGATATGTTTGCACCTGCACCAGTTATATCACGGTAACCACCGTTATTCCATGCGTAAAACCATTCGTTGTTGTCCATAAAAGTATTATGGACTTCAAAAGTTTGTTTTTTATAATGCCAGTCATACAAAAAGATTGTTGTTCCTGGCATTACATCATCTTCAATTCTCCAACGAATTCCTAACTCAACAGTAAACTTGTCTTGTTCAAATGGTTTAAGCAGTGTTCCTGCTGTGATGTCTGTTCTATTTGTAGTATCAAATGTCCAGTCAGTACCCTCACCTTTGGTGTTGAACCACTTCCCAGTTTCTGGTCCACCTTTGTTAGTGTGCATCAGGTCTTGACCAAATCTTCCAGTATCTGCTGTGGCTAACTGACCCTCTACCTTAAACACCCACGGGTCTTTTTCAGTTCCCCATTTGGCAAAATCGGTTGAAGATTGTTGTGGTGGTGCTCCTGGTTTATAGATGTAACTTCCAGGTGCGCTAGCAACAAATGTTTGACGAGACTTTGCAGTTCCATTTGTATTTACTACGTGGGAATCCCAATAAACTTTTAACACTCCATCCCAATAAAAATTAAAGTTCTTTCCCTCACTCTTCCATTGGTTTATCCAGTCCTCACCATTTTTACCAATACGTGTTTCTTCACTTATCCAAAACATTACTGATGATTCATCTGTTTGCTCAAACAAATGTTTAAACAAGAGAGCAGGTTGTTCTGGACCACTTTGTGATGGTGGGATAGTTGTATATAGCAACTTACCTTTTCTAGGTACGTGGTTTATAGAATAAATTCTGTTAAAGAAGTCTTTTTTCTTTAACAAGTCATCGTATTCTTTATACCTATCAAACTCAGGAGTGTTTGGAGATGGTGTTGTTACAACTGGTGCATTATTATCACCAACATCAATGTCTGGCAACTGAGTAAGGAACGTGTTCTGTTGAGCAAAGCCCATGTACAAAGCCTGCATTTGAATCATTACAGTTGCTTGTGTTGGAATCATGTCAGAAGAGAACTTATTAAACGTAACTTGAATTGATTGAACAAAACCCTCAACCATCATCCACTTAGTAAATAAGATACGAACAGGTGTAGGTGTAAGGAACGCTTTGTTACCAATGTTCATTGAGTATG